ATCATTGAGGCCAAGCACCAGCAATGCCTTTATGAGCGGAGCCGTTTGGAGCGTTACATAGCGGGCATTGATGGCAGTTTTCTCCGGCAGGTGTTCACCTATCGCTTTATCAGCGGATTGCCCTGGCGGCAGGTGGCAGCCTGCATCGGCGGAGGGAACACGGAGGACGGATGCCGCAAGGCCGTGAAACGCTATCTGGAACGGTGACACGGGGGCGAATGTGTAACAAAATTCAATTTGTCCGTTTTGTCCGCTTTGTCTGTGGTATTCTGTATAAGCGGGTGTATGCCTCAAGGTGCAGCACCTCCTTGGTTGACGGCGGCAAGGTGATGGAAGATGAAACCCGGACCCTTGCCGCTGTCATTTATTTTGATTTGGGGTGGTGAGAATGGCCAAGCTGACACCAAAGCAGGAGCGGTTTGTGGATGAGTACCTGGTGGACCTCAACGCCACCGCCGCCGCCAAGCGGGCGGGGTACAGTGAAAAGAGTGCGTCCAGGATAGCGATTGAACTACTCAATAAAACTCACGTTTCTGCGGCCATTCAAGCACGCCGGGACAAGCTGAGGGGAAAGCTGGAAATCACCCAGGAGGCGGTGTTGCAGGAGCTGGCGTCCATCGCTTTTGCCAACGGAACGGATTTTGTAACGGTCACCGGGGCCGGGCTCCTTTGCGTAAAGGCCACCAGTGAGGTGCCAAAGAACAAGCTCCCTGCCATTGCCGGTATCAAGTACAGCCAACTGGGCATTGAGATAAAGCTGCATGACAAGGTGAGGGCCCTGGAGCTGCTGGGCAAACACCTGGGCGTGTTCGCCACCGGCGGCAGCGCTGCCGCCGCTGAGGAAAACAACATCTTTGAGGTCATCGAACAGAGCACACGGGAGGAAATTGACACAAATGAAATTCCAGAGATTGAGCCCCCGGCAGAACCTGGCGATGACGTGGTGGAATAGGCCGGGCTTTGAGCGCTATGACGGCATCATCTGTGACGGCTCCATCCGCTCCGGCAAGACGGTGGCCATGACCGTGGGCTTTGTCATGTGGGCCATGGCCCGCTTTAATGACCAAAACTTTGCCATCTGCGGCAAGACCATTGAGAGCTTGCGCCGCAACGTCACCTCCAACCTGCCCAAGTGGCTGGCGGGGGTGTTTTCGTTCAAAGAGCACCGCACGGAAAACAAAATCGTGGTGAGCGCCGCCGGGCGGAGCAATTCCTTTTACCTTTTCGGCGGCAAGGACGAAAGCAGCGCCTCCCTCATTCAAGGCATTACCCTGGCGGGCATCCTGCTGGATGAGGTGGCCTTGATGCCAGAGAGCTTTGTCAATCAGGCCACGGGCCGGTGCTCTGTGGCCGGGTCAAAGCTGTGGTTTAACTGCAACCCGGAGGGCCCGTCCCATTGGTTTTACAAGAAATGGCTGGAGGGTGACCAGCCGAAAAAGCACAACGTCCTCCACCTGCATTTCACCATGGAGGACAATTACAGCTTGACCCAGGAAATCAAGGACCGCTATGAGCGGCAATATTCCGGGGTGTTCTATGACCGCTACATCCGGGGCCTGTGGGTGGTGGCGGAGGGCCTGGTCTATACCATGTTCAACAAGGACTTTCACGTTGTCCCGGTCACCCCCAGGCCCTATGACAAGTATTACATCTCCTGTGACTATGGCACCGCCAACCCCACCAGCATGGGCCTCTGGGGCCGTGCAAATGGCAAGTGGTACAGAGTGCGGGAGTATTACTATGACAGCCGGAAAGAGGGCAACCAGCGCACTGATGAGGAGTATTATGTGCAGCTGGAGGCGCTGGCCGGGGACCTGCCCATCACCAGCGTCATTGTGGACCCCTCCGCCGCCTCTTTCATTGAGTGCATCCGGCGGCACGGGCGCTTTTTCGTTGAAAAGGCCGCCAATGCGGTCATGGCGGGCATCCGGGACGTGGCCACACGGCTCCAATGCGGGGATGTGTTTTTCAATGCCTGCTGTACGGATTGCATCCGGGAGTTTGGGCTTTATCGGTGGGACGAAAAGGCCATAGATGACCGGCCCATCAAAGAAAATGACCATAGCATGGACGATGTGCGCTATTTCATCCACAAGGTTTATGCGCCATCCCTGGTGAGCTTTTGAGTGAGGTGTTTCCCGTGCGTGTTTCTGTGCTGGGCGTCCAATACGCCCTTGAATATCGGACAAAGGCCAATGACAAGGGGCTGGAAACCTGTGACGGCTATTGTGATACCAGCGCCAAGCTGTGCGTGGTCCGCAAGTACACGGCAGCGGAGCGCCGGGAGCCCCTGAGTTTGAAAGACCTGGACGCCTATATGCGCAAGTGCATGAGGCATGAGCTGACCCATGCTTTTCTCTATGAGAGCGGCTTGAGCGTGAACGGGATGAGCCCGGAAAGCTGGCCCACCAATGAGGAAATGGTGGACTGGATGGCCATTCAAGGCCCGAAACTTTATGACGCCTGGAAACGGGCGGGATGTCTGTGAGGTGACTGACGTGGTAGTGCTGAATTTGCGGGATGACTGCGTGGCCAGGACGGCCACCAATTTCCGGCGTGGTATGACGGACAAGCGCTTTCTGGAGCTGGAAATCACGGCATGGCTGGCCTCTCCTGAGCGCAAGCGGCAGCTCACCGCTGAGGTCTACTATGACGGCCAGCAGGACGTGCTCAAGCGGAGGCGGATGGCGCTGGACGATGACGGCAAGCCCATGGAGCTCACCCACCTGCCCAATAATCGCCTGGTCAATAATCTGTACTCAAAAATGGTGGACCAAAAGACCAATTACTCTTTTGGCCGCCCGTTTTCTCTCGACACGGAGCGCAAGGACTATGCGGCGGCCCTGGCCACGGTGCTGGGGGCCCGTTTCCGGCGGACGATGCGGACGGTGGGAGAGGGTGCCTGGATAGGCGGCAAGGCCTGGCTTTACCCCTACTATGAGGGCGGGGCGCTGGCCTTTAAGCGTTTCCCGGCGGATGAGGTCCTGCCCTTTTGGGCGGACGCTGACCACACCATCCTGGACGCCGCCGTCCACATCTATGTGGTGGAGGAGTACGATGAGAGCGAACAGGCCAAGGCCGTGGTCAAGGTTGAGGTCATGCACGGCGGCGGCGTGGATTGTTTCATCCGCCGGGATGACGGCACCCTGGAGCCTGACCCGGACGGGCACTCCGGCGATTATATCACGGCGGAGGACCCGGACACCGGCAAGGAGCAGGGGTACAACTGGGACCGCATCCCCCTGGTGTGCTTTAAGAGCTCCCACCATGAAATCCCCCTGTTGTCCAGGGTGAAGTGCTTGCAGGATGCCTATAATGACATCCTCTCCACCTTTGCCAATCAGATGGAGGAGGACGTGCACAACACGGTCCTGGTCATCAAGAACGCTGAGGGGGAGGACCTGGGGAAATTCCGCAAGAACCTGGCCATTTACGGGGCGGTCAAGGTCCGCTCCTATGAGGGCAGCGAGGGCGGCGTGGACACGCTGACCATTGAGGTCAACGCCGAAAACTACAAGGTCCTGCTGGCCCTGTTGAAAGACGCCATCATTGAAAACGCCAGAGGCTATGACGCCAAGGATGAGCGTATGAGCGGAAACCCCAATCAAATGAACATCCAAAGTATGTACTCTGACATTGACCTGGACGCCAACGGGATTGAGATGGAATTTCAGGCCAGCATGGAGGAACTGCTTTGGTTTGTCAACCGGCACCTGGTCAATACCGGCAAGGCCAACTTTGACGGCGTGGAGGTCAAGGTCATTTTTGACCGGGATGTCCTCATCAATGAAAGCGAGGCCATCACCAACTGCAAGAACTCCGTGGGCATCCTCTCCGATGAAACCATTGTGAAGATGCACCCCTGGGTGTCTGACCCGGAGCAGGAGCTTGAGCGCATCAAAAAGGAAAAGGAGGAGGCCGCTGCTGACCCCTACCAGGCCGCCTTTATGGCCAACCGGCAGAACGGCGGGGGCGGCTCCGGCGGCAACCCCGTGACCGGCCAGGACGGTGGTGACGGCGATGGCCAGACAGACTAACGCCGCATACTGGGCCCAGCGCCTCAAGCACATGGAGGGGGCGCTGCTGGACCAGTCTTTTGGCTATGTGGAGAATATGGAGCGGCAATTTGCCGCCGCTCAGGCTGAGGTTGAGCGGCAAATCGCCGCCTGGTATCAGCGCTTTGCAGACGCCAACGGCATCACCTTTGCGGACGCCAAGCGCCTGCTGACCAAGGGAGAGCTGGCCGAATTTCATTGGACCGTGGGAGAGTACATTGCCCACGGCCAGCAAAACGCCCTTGACGGGGCCTGGATGCGCCAGCTTGAGAACGCCAGCGCCAGGGTGCACATCACACGGCTGGAGGCGCTAAAGCTCCAAATCCAGCAGCAGGCGGAGCTCCTATATGCCAATCAGCTTGACTTTGTGGACGCCGCCGCCCGGCGCATCTATGCGGGCAGCTACTACGGCACCGCCTTTGAGGTCCAGCGGGGCCTTGGCGTGGGCTGGACCATGCAGGCGCTCAATGAGGGCACCATCAAAAAGGTCCTCTCCCGCCCCTGGACGGCGGATGATAAGACATTCCGGGACCGCTGCTGGACCAACAAGCGGGACCTGGTGAACAGCGTAAACACCCAGCTCACACAAATGATTATCCGGGGGGAGGCTCCTGACCGGGCCATCGCCGACGTTGCCAAGCAATTCCAGGTGTCCAAGGGCAAAGCGGGCCGCCTCATCATGACGGAAAGCGCCTATTTTGCCAGCGCCGCCCAAAAGGATTGCTATGGTGAGCTGGGGGTGGAGCGCTACAAAATCGTGGCGTCCTTTGACCAGGACACCTGTGAGCTGTGTGGGGCCTTGGACGGCCAGGTTTTCAAGATGTCTGAGTATCAGCCGGGCCTCACCGCTCCCCCGTTCCATCCCTGGTGCCGGTGCTGTACGGCCCCCTATTTTGAGGACATGGCGGCCCTTGGTGAACGGTGGACCCGAAACCCGGACGGCACCACCAAAAAGGTCCCGGCGGACATGACCTTTGCGGACTGGCGGCAGCAGTTTGTGCAGGGCCCGTTGCCATCCGGCTCCGCTGGTGGTACAATAGCTCCAAACCAGCAGCACTTTTCCGGGGCTGTCAAGGGTATGCCAAGCATGACCCAAGCCTATCAAGACGGACTGGAAAAGCGCTTTGCTACGGGCACGCCTGTTGCACAAGACGCCTTTTCCAAGTATGTGACCTCCAGCTCTGTGGCGGACGGCGCATATACAAAGGGCGCACACTTCAACGCCGCCACTCAAAAGGTCAACATGAACTTTGCGGATGACGCCGTCAACCCAAGGGGCCTGGGCACCACGTTTTTCCATGAGCATGGCCACTATATTGATTTTCTTTCCTGTCCTGGGACGGGCTACACCTCTATGGTCACCCCGGACTTTGGGAGTGCCCTGCGGAGTGACTACGCCGCCTATATCAAGGCGGCCATGAAACAGCACGGCATCAAAAAGACGGAGGCCTATTTGGTGGTATCTCAGGAAATCCAGGGGCCGCTTTATAACGCCGTTTCTGACCTGTTCGGCGGGATGTCCGCCAATAAGTGCGTGGGCAGTTACGGCCACTGGAATAAACGCTATTGGAAACTGCCGGGGGCTGTGGAAAAAGAGGCCTTTGCCCATATGTATGAGGCCCAATTTAGCGCCGACAAATACGCTTTGATGCAAAAATACTTTTCCACGGCGCTGGCTGAATTTGAAAAACTTTTGAATGGAGTGGTATGATGACCTATCCCGAATTTGAAAAGGACCGGCGGCTCCAGGAGGCCGCTGCTGAGTACACGGCCAAGTTTGGGGGGTGTTTTGGCGGAGAGGAGCCCGGCGTCCGTCTTATGTACGCCCCGGACGATGAGGACACGGCATATACACCCCCGGATGGGGCCACCGCTGACCGGGTGCTCCAGGACCTCCAGAGCGGCAAGCCTCTCCCGGAGCTCTGGCCGGAGGTGGAGTATGACCCGGACCTGCTTTATTGACGCCGGGATGGAGGTGAGTGTCTAATGGAGCCGTGCTGTACTTCGTGCCCACGTTGGAATGACTGGCTGGGCCGCTGTGATGCACCATTTTGGTGCCCGGACAAGGAAACGGTCAATGAGCGCCAGGAGGGTGTGGAAATCGAATAATCCACCTGTTGATTAGAGCATCGTGCTGAAAATGCACGGTGCTTTTTTCATACACATTACCGCCTGGCCCGGCGGACTACAAGAGGGGCCCTGCAATACCGGGACTGGCCGGACAAAAAGGACAGCAGACAAAACAAGGAGGTAAAACACTATGGCATTGGAATGGCTCAAGACTATCCTGGGGGACAAGTACACCCCCGAAATCGACACGGCGGTGTCTCAGGAAATCGGCAAGGGCTTTGTGTCCCGCACCGACTTCAACGCCACCAGCGGCAAGCTCAAGGAGGCGGAGGCCCAGGTCACCCAGCTCACGGAGAGCGTCAAGACCCGTGACAGCCAGCTTGAGGAGCTGAAGAAGTCCGCCGGGGCCGGTGAGGAGCTGCAAAAGCAGATTGAAACCCTGACCCAGCAGAACAAGGACCAAAAGGCCGCCTATGACAAGGAGCTGGCCACCGTCAAGCTCATGGCCGCCGTGGATGCGGAGCTCACCGCTGCCGGGGCTAAGAATGTCACCGCTGTCCGGGCCGTGCTGGCGGACTTCCTCAAGGACGCCAAAATTGTGGACGGCAAGGTCACCTCCAAGGACAGCACTGGCACCGTGACCCTGGCGGCCAAGGTGGAGGCGCTGAAAAAGGACGCCTCCACGGACTTCCTCTTTGGGGCGGCCCCCAAGTACAACGGCTGGAAACCCGGAGAGGGCGGGGACGGCGGTGGAAAGCCCGCCGGGGGCAAAAAGCCCTCTGAGATGTCCTATTCTGAGCTGGCGGACTATCTGGCGGCCAACCCGGACGCCAAGCTGGATGAGTGAGGTGAGAAAGCATGGAAAAGATTGTAAAGCCCATCAAGGCCATCTCCTTTGAGGCGGCCTTGCGCAACCTGGCCAGCCGTTTGACCGGCACGCCGGTGGCGGAGCTGCCCCGGACCCAGGAGGCCATTGTGCAGTACATGGCTGAAAACGTGCCCACCCCCGCCACCGGCGGCGTCAACGTGGATGAGCTGGCGGAGGCCGTCACCCAGGAGGTCATGGCCCGTCTCAAGCTGGATGAGCTGGGTGAGGCGGTCACCAAAGAGGTCCTTGCCCGCATCACGGAAAGCATGGGAGCCAATCTGGCGGTCACGGAGCCCCCTGCGGCGGCCCAGGACGGCGTTGAGGGCGCTGGGGGTACATCTACCCCTCCCGCCGCTGAAACGCCCCAGGAGGCCCCCAAGACGCCCGCAAAGGCCGCTCCCAAAACCGGGGGCGGACGCAAGCCCAAGGCGAAAGCCGAAACATAACAGAAAGGATGATTGATGTATGCCTAACAAGTTTGACGCAAAGAGCTTTAACCCCCAGGCCTTTAAGTACAAGGCTGACCGCATCCCCCGCACCCGGATGAACGAGATGCGCAAGAGCCGGGTGCTGACCGGCAACCCGGACATCCGGGCCGTGTTCACCACTCAGGACGGCACCGCCTACGCCCGGCTGGCCATGCGGGGCCTGCTGGATGGGGACGCCGTGAACTATGACGGCCAGACCGACATCACAGCCACCAGCACCAAGACCTTTGAGCAGGGCGTTGTGGTGGTGGGCCGGGCCAAGGCGTGGGTGGAAAAGGATTTTTCCTACGACATCACCGGCGGCCAGGACTTCATGGACAACGTGGCCAAGCAGGTGGCGGATTACTGGCAGGACATTGACCAGGACACCCTCCTGGCCATCCTCCGGGGCGTGTTCGCCATGACCAGCACCAAGGGCGTTGAGTTTGTGAAAAAGCACACCTATGAGGTGGACGGCCCCATGGAGGCCACCACCCTCAACAGTGCCACCGCCCAGGCCTGCGGGGACCACAAGAAAAAGTTTTCCATGATTTTCATGCACTCCGTTGTGTCCACCAATCTGGAAAACCTCAACCTCCTCACCGCCCTCAAGTACACGGACAAGGAGGGCGTGACCCGTGACCTGACCCTCTACACCTGGAACGGCAAGCTGGTCATTGTGGATGACGGGATGCCCACCGAGAAGGACGAGGATGGCACTGTCACCTATACCAGCTATGTGCTGGGCGAGGGCACCATCAACTATGAGGACATCGGTGCCAAGGTGCCCTATGAGATGGCCCGTGACCCCAAGACCAACGGCGGCCAGGATACGCTCTACACCCGCCAGCGCAAGGTCTTTGCCCCCTTTGGCATCTCCTACGAAAAGGCCAAGCAGGCCAGCCTCTCCCCCACGGATGATGAACTGGCGGACGGGAGCAACTGGGACCTGGTGCACTCCGGGGAGGCTACGGAGGCGGAGCGGTCCTACGTCAACGATAAGGTCATCGCCATCGCCCGCATCAAGTCCAAGGGGTAAGCCGTGGACGTGTATGAGGCTGTGGTGTCCCGGCTGGCCATGCTGGGGTATCAGGCCACCGAACAGGACAAGCCCGCCATCGACTACCTGACCAGCAAGTGCCGGGTGGCGCTCCTGGCCAGCATCCACCACAAGGACGTGCCGGACGGCCTCATCTACACGCTGGTGGACATGGTGGCGGGCTCATTCCTGCAAGACAAGCTGAACGCCGGGGGGCTGGAAATTGAGGGCCTGGACTTTTCCACCGCCGTTAAGAGCATCACGGAGGGGGACGTGTCCGCCACCTTTGCCGGGGCCAGTGACGGCGTTTCCAGCCCGGAGGGGCGCTTTTTGGCCACCCTGGACGGCATGGTCCACCCATCGGAGAAAATCCTGGGGGCTTTTCGGAGGTTGAAATGGTGACGCTTGAACGCTACAAGGCAGCGGTCCAGCGCCTTTGGACCGGCAAGGCCACCGTCACCGTGCGGGAGGGTGTGCTGAATGAGGCCAATGGCCGCACGGAGCCCGTTGAGCGGGTGCTTGTGGAGGGGGCGGCCTGCCGCATCTCCCACAAGACTGTCACCGCCACGGAGCCCTCTGAGGAGGCCGCCAAGACAGTCCAAACCGTTACGCTCTACATTGACCCCTCCGTGGACATCCCGGAGGGGTCAAAAATCACCGTGACACAGAACAAGGTCACCCGTGACTATGAGCGGAGCGGCACCCCGGCGGTCTACACCGTCCACCAGGAGGTGCCGCTTGAGCTGTGGGAGGGGTGGGCCTAATGGCCAGATGGGGCAACTGCGATTATAGGCAGCTCCAAAAGCTCCGGGAAAACCTGGACCGGCTCCAAAGCGCTGACCTGGAGAAATTCTGCGGGGACGTGTCCAAAGTGCTGGCGGCCCGCCTGCTGGCCCTGGTAATACCCCGGACCCCCGTGGGCAACTACAAGACAGAGGTCAAAGTGACGGCCAAGCGGGACGGCAAGCACCACAAAAAGGGCAATGTCTACACCAAACGCATCAACCGCACCGGCAAAATGGGCGGCACCCTGCGCCGGGGCTGGACGGCCCGGACGGAGCAGGAGGCCGCCAGTCGTGGTGGGGACAGCAACGCCGAAACCTACGCCCAGGCCCTGCCCATCAAAAAGCAGGGCAGCAACTACTTGGTGGAAGTCATCAACCCCGTCCATTATGCCAGCTATGTGGAGTTTGGCCACCGCACGCCCGGCGGCAAGGGCTGGGTGGCCGGGCAGTATTTCCTCACCCTGTCAGAGCAGGACTTGAGGGCGCTGGCCCCGGCGCTCATTGAGAAAAAGCTGGAGGCGCTTTTGCGGGAGGTGTTCCGTGTCTGAAATCAGTTTTAACAGCATTTTTGACGGCGTGAGCCTTGCGGTCCACGCCGCTTTTCCTGCCCCCATGCAGGTCCACGGCGGTGAGGTCAAGCAGGGCGTCAAGCCTGGTGACTTCAACATCACGATGCCTGCCGCCAGCCATGCCCAGGAGGTGGGGCCCCGCTACCGGCGGAGCCCTACGCTGGACGTGATTTATTATCCCAAGCGGGACAATGCAGAGTGCTACACTGTGGCGGACCGGCTCACGGCGGTCCTGGGGAGCATCACCACCCCGGAGGGGGACGTGGTGCACGCCACAAGCTGCGAGTGGACCGTCACCGGCGGGGTGCTCCATGTGCTTGTCACCTATGACCATTTTGTCCGTGTTCCCCAGGAGCACATCATGATGGAAACCCTAAAAATCGAACAGGAGGGATGACCCTATGGCAAAAAATGAAACTGCGGCGGCTCCGGCCAGAACTGCGCCGGAGGCCGTTTACACCAGGGAGCAGGTCATGAGCTCCCAGCGCTACGCCGCCCGGCGGGACCTGGTGAGCGTCCTGCTGGAGAGCGGCAAGTCCTACACCTTGGCTGAGGTGGATGCGCTCATCAACAAATTCATGAAAGGAGCGGTGAAATAATGGCACTGGGAGGCGGCACCTGGCTGGTCCAGAACAAGGTCCTGCCGGGCAGCTATATCAACTTTTCCAGCGTTGCAAAGGCCTCCGCCACACTGTCCGACCGTGGATATGCGGCGGCCCCCTTTGTCCTGAGCTGGGGCCCGGAAAATGAGGTTTTCGCTGTTACCTCCGGGGAATTTCAGAAAAACAGCAAGGCCATTTTCGGTTACTCCTATGACCACCCCAAGATGCTGGCCCTGCGGGAGATTTTCCTGCACGCCACCACCGTCTACTGCTACCGGCTGGGGCTGGGAGCCAAAAAGGCGGCCTGTGCGCTGGCCACCGCCAAGTACCCCGGCGTCCGGGGCAATGACCTCTCCATCGTCATTGCGGTCAACGTGGATGACCCGGATGCCTTTGACGTTGGCACCTATCTGGATGGCATCCAGGTGGACCTCCAGACGGTGACCAAGGCGGAGGATCTGACCGGCAATGACTATGTGGACTTCAAGAAAGACCTCACGCTGGAGGCTACGGCGGGGGCACCCCTGACCGGCGGGGAGGACGTGGCGAACATCACCGGGGACAGCCACCAGGCATTTTTGGACAAGATTGAGGCCTATGCCTTTAACGCCATGTGCTGCCCGGCGGCTGACCCCATCATCGTCAAGCTCTACGCCGCCTACTGCCAGCGGGTCCGGGATGAGGTGGGTGCAAAATTCCAGCTCATTGCGTGGAAACCCTCCACGGTGGACTATGAGGGCGTCATCGGCGTGTGGAACAGCGCCACCCACCCCTCCATGGACGTGGATGAGCACGCCGTGGTCTACTGGGCCACCGGGGCCCACGCTGGTGTGGCCGTCAACAAGTCCCTGACCAATGCCAAGTATGACGGGGAGCTTACCCTGGACACGGACTATAAGCAGGCGGAGCTCACGGCGGCCCTCAAGGCGGGCAAATTCATGTTCCACAACGTCAATGGCCTCACCCGTGTCCTGGAGGACATCAACACCCTGCTGACCCTCTCCGATACCAAGGGGGAGGTTTTCCAGAGCAATCAGACCATGCGGGTGTGTGACCAAATCGCCAATGACGTGGCGGTGCTGTTCAATGAGCGCTACCTGGGCACCGTGCCCAATGATGCCTCTGGGCGGTCCGCCCTGTGGGGTGACATCACCCACTACATCAAGCAGCTTGAGGACATCCGGGCGGTGGAGAACTTCGACCCGGACACCGTGAGCTGTGAGCAGGGTGACAAGAAAAAGGCCGTGCTGGTCACCGTCAACGGCCTCAACATCATCAACGCCATGGCCCAGCTCTACATGAGCGTGATTATCCAGTAAAGGAGGAGAACTAAATGCCTGACGGAGCTATGATGAACGCAAAGGACGCCGTAAGCGCCCACCGTGCGGAGTGCTTTGTCACGATTGACGGCAGACGCTACTCCATGCTGATGGCCAAGGACTTTGAGGGCAAGGCCCAGGTCAACACCAAAGAGGTCCCCCGGCTGGGCAATATCGTCATCGGCCACAAGGCTGACACGGTGGTCCTGGCCTTTTCCATGACCATCTACAAGTGCACAGAGATTTTCGATGACGTGATTGAACGGTTTATCCGCACCGGCGTGATGCCCACTTTCACCATCCAGACCTCCAACGATGACCAGGCCAGCAGCGTGGGCCGGAGCACGAAAATCTATAATGATTGCGTGCTGGACGGGGACGTGCTGCTGTCTATGTTCAACGCTGAGGGTGACTTCATCGAACAGTCCATTGAGGGTTTTTGCGATAGCTTTAGCCGTCCTGAGAAATACACCAACCCGTCCTATATGTGATAGGGCGGCATGACTACAAGGAGGAAAACACCATGAGTAAGAGCCTGTCCGCATTTATGCGCCCCAATGTGGCGGAAATCAAAAACGCCAGTTTTGCCCCCTCCCCCCGCTTTGTGGGGGAGGACGGCAAGCCGGTGGAGTGGGAAATCCGCTGCATCTCCGCCGATGAGTATGCCAAAATCCGCTCCTCCTGCATCCGGCAGGTCCCCGTGATTGGCAAAAAGGGCCAGTACACCCAGCAGCTTGACACCTATGCTTTCCAGGCCAAGGTGGCGGCGGCGTGCACCGTGTTCCCGGACCTCAAGGACGCCGCCCTCCAGGATAGCTGGGGCGTGACCAAGCCGGAGGACCTGGTGGGCGCTATGCTCATCGGCGGTGAGTTTGATGACTACATCACGGCGGTCTTTGAGACAAACGGCTTTAAGGCTGAGGATGAGCTGGTGGACGAGGCAAAAAACTGATTTTGGACGGTGACCCGGAGGCCAACTTTGCCCATTTCTGTCTGCAAAAGTTTGGCTGGGAACCGTCCAAATTCATGAACTTGCCTGTGAAAGAGCGGGCCTTTGTCATTGCCTCCATCAAGACCCGCATTGAGGCCGAAAAGAAAAAAGAGGCGGAGCTGAAAGCAAAGGCCCGCAAGAAGGGAAAACGGTGACAGTATGGAAGTACGCATTTACGGAACGCCCAAAGAGCTGGCCGCTCTTGTGCAGGGGCTACGGCCAAGAATTGTATCTATGGCGGAGTGGGCTGAGGAAATGGCCCAAAAGTATGATATCTTCAATCAGGCAGATGCTGGAGAGCCGGACAGCAACGCTCCATCTTCTGAATGATTGAGCGAAGCGTCTTTTTCTCACCGGGGCCACCGCTGACACCGGCGGCCCTGGCATCGTTCAGAGCTTTTAATTGCTTTTTGCACTCCCCATAGATGTAAATAATTTCAACCTGGGAAAATCCAAAATCCATTGTAATCACCTCCTGCTGAGAGCATACCATATTTTCGGCGGGAGGCGCAAGTGAAGCCATAACATCTTTTAGGCTCGACACTTGACAACGTGAACTATATTAGCCTAAAATGGTAGTATCACCACCAAGGAGGTATGCCATTATGGGTGCAAAAAACAGGGTCATTGCTGGTGACTATATGGGGAAACCTGTGACTGGTGTGGCCGGGATTGTACAAATTTGCATTGATTTCAAAACCTTTATATCGTTAAACAAGTTTGAGGTGGACTCCTATGATGTCATTACGGAGGACACCCGCAAGAGCGCCGCCAGCGGCGTGGCCCGTGGGGCTGTTGGCGTTGCTCTACTGGGGCCTGTTGGTATGCTGGCGGGCCTGTCCGCAAAAAATAAAAGCATTGTTACCCTTGCCGTTCGCTTTAAGGACGGGAAAAACAGCTTGCTTGAGGTGGACGAAAAAATGTACAAAAAATTTGTTAAGTCCATGTTTTAGACAAGCTCAGAACTATAGCCGCCCTCCCACAAAGCGGGGAGGGCGGCACTTTTACGCCCGGAGGGAGGTGGAACTGTGGCAACGATTAAATCACAAATGGCACTTAATGATGGCATGAGCATTGTGCTCAAGCACATTATCAAAAATATGCAAACTCTCAACGGCAGTTTTATTGCCATGCAGCAGTCTTGCGATGAGGCTGTGCATATCAAAAATTTTGAGGCCGCCAGTGCATCATTGAGTGAGCAAATTGCGCTTGCGGAGCGGTTGACTAATGGATACGGAGAGGCCACCGAAATGGAGGAACGGCTTAACCAAAATATTCAAACAGGGACAGCAGCAGCTAACGGAATGTTAAGCTCTGTGAAAAAATTAGTGTCAGCGTTTGGCATAGCTACGGGTGTGAAAAAGGCCATAGACCTGTCCGACCAAATGTCCAGCACACGGGCTCGGCTTTCTCTCATTGCGGATGACAGCCAGGCCGCCAGCGTTGCGGACGGAATAATGGAAAAAACTGCCGGGGTACAGAACATGGGCATCAATGTCACTGTGGACGATGGCGGCAGCGTGGAGGCCCTGGAGGCCAAAATCATGGCCTCCGCCCAGCGCTCCCGTGCGGCCTACTTGGACACTGCCAGCGCCATTGCCAGCATGGGGGCCAACGCCGGGGCGGCCTTTTCCGGCAATGATGAACTCATCGCCTTTATGGAACAGGTCAATAAGCAGTTTGTCATCGGCGGGGCCAGCGCACAAGGCCAGAGCGCCGCCATGCTCCAGCTCACCCAGGCTATGGCCGCCGGGGCCCTGCGGGGCGAGGAGCTAAACTCCATTCTGGAGAACGCCCCCGGAATTGCCAGGGCTATTGAGAGCTATATGGGCATCGCTGAGGGCAGCATCAAGCAATACGCACAGGAGGGTGCTGTTACCGCTGAGGTTGTCAAAAACGCCCTTTTTGCGGCGGCGGACGAAACCAACGCCAAATTTGAAAGTATGCCCATGACCTGGGGGCAGATATGGACCTCCATGCAAAACCGGGCGCTCACGGCCCTGGACCCCGTTCTTTCCAAAGTAAACCATTTCGCAAACAGTAAGGCCTTGCAGACTTTCTCTAACGGTGCTATTACTGCTTTCGGGGTGCTGGCCGCCGTGGCTGGAGCTGTCATTGCCCTTTTGATAAACGGGGCCACCTTTATTGCAGATAACTGGAGCTGGATAGCTCCCATTGTTACGGGAGCCGCCGTAGCGATGGGGCTTTACTGGGCCGCTACTGAGGGCGTGACAATCGCTCAAGGGATTGCAGCCGGAGTGGCGAAAGCCTATCATGCGGTGGTGAATTTTCTTTCCATCGGTTTTGGCATCTTGACAGGCAACACAGCGGCGGCCTCCGCTGCGGTGTTTACATTTAATTCCGCTCTGATGGCATGCCCCATCACCTGGATTGTCATAGCTGTCATTGCCCTTATCGCTGTATTCTATGCGGCTGTGGCGGCGGTCAACCATTTTGCGGGGACATCCCTGTCCGCTACCGGGATTATCTGCGGGGCCTTTGCCGTGGCGGGTGCTTTTATCCTCAACCTTATTCTGGGTGTGGTCAATTTCGTTATCAGCATCGGCGTGGAAATTTATAACCTGATTGCCACTTTCGCCAACTTCTTTGCAAACGTGTTCAACGACCCCGTGGGGGCAATCATCAACCTGTTTGCGGGGATGTTTGACTTTATTCTGGGTGTCGTTCAGAGCGCTGCATCCCTCATTGATACTGTGCTGGGCACCGATATGTCCGGCGCTGTGGCCGGTTTTCGCAATACTGTGGCCACAAAGGTGGAGGAAATCGTGGGGGAACAGGTTGAGGTGATGCAAAAGCTGGACGCCTCCGATTATCAAATCCAGCGGATTGAATACGGGGACGCCTGGGCCGCCGGTAACAACTTTGGCCAGGGCATTGAGGACACTGTTGGCGGTCTGTTCAGCGGTTTTAGCACCGACCCCAGTAATATGGGAGATGACCTTGGCGGGGGCGGAGCTGGATATGTCCCCTATGATGAACTGAGTAAAGGCGTGGGGGATATTTCCGACAATACTGGCAGCATGGCCAAGTCCCTGGAGATGAGCGGTGAGGAACTGGAATACCTGCGGGACATCGCAGAGCGTGACGCCATCAACCGCTTTACAACGGCGGAGGTCAAAATTGATATGACAGGGATGACCAACAAAATTGACGGCGGTGCAGACCTGGATGGCGTCATCCGTGAGCTGACCGATGGCTTTACTGAGGCCCTGGTCACCGCCGCTGAGGGGGTGCACGCATGAGCTATGCCTGCTATCTGGCCGGGGTGCAAATGCCCACCCCGGCCAAGCTGACTGTGAAAATCAAGAACAAAAACAAAACCCTCATCCTACTCAATGAGGGTGAAATCAATTTCCTGCGCACGCCGGGCCTCACGGAGATTGTGGTGCCGTTTGTTTTCCCCATGCTGACCGGCAGGTCCCCGGACTACTACCTGGGGACCCTGGAACGGCTCAAGACCTCCAAGGAGCCCACCCAATTCATCCTTGTGCGGTGCTCCCCGGACGGGCGGACCCTCTACGACACCAACATGAGGGTGAGCGTGGAGGACTACAACATCGTGGAGGACGCCACCAAGGGCCTGGACGTGGCCGTGGATGTCAACCTCAAGCAATGGAGGCCCTACGGGACCAAGACCGCCACCGTGGAACAGCCTGCCGAAAGCGGCCAGGCGGCCACGGTGACGGTGGAAAAAGAGCGGGACGCCAGCACGGCTCCCACCGCCAAGACCTACACGGTCAAGGCCGGTGACAGCCTGTGGGCCATCGCCGCTAAGTATTACGGCAAGGGGGCCGAATACTCAAAGATTGCCAGCGCAAACACGGACAAAATCAGCAATCCCAATTTAATCTATCCGGGGCAGGTGCTCACCATCCCATGACCTATGAGCTGATTATCCAGCACAACGGGACGGTGATGTTTCCCGCCGTGGTGGAGGACGTGACCATAGAATGGGAGCGCCAGGGACAGCCCGGCAAGCTATCCTTTGAGGTGGTAAAGACGGACGGCCTGAGCTTTCAAGAGGGGGACCCCTGCCGTTTTTCCGTGGACGGCTCCCCCGTTTTTTATGGCTTTGTCTTTGAGAAATCCCGCAAGGGCAGCAACCCCAAGGTCATCAAGGTCACCGCTTATGACCAGCTCTATTACCTCAAGAATAAGGACACATACGTCTACACCGACAAAACCGCCACGGAGGTCATTCAAATGGTGGCGGATGACTTCCAGCTCAATCTTGGAAGTTTGGAGGGCACCGGCCACAAGATTGCAAGCCGGGTGGAGGACAACCAAACCCTCTTTGACATCATCCAAAACGCCCTGGACGAAACCCTCAAGGCCACCGGCAAGATGTATGTGCTTTTCGATGACGCCGGAAAGCTGACCCTCAAGGCGCTGGGGAGCATGAAACTGGGCATGGTCATTGACGATGAAACCGCCGGTGATTATGACTATAAAAGCTCCATCGCCTCCCAGACCTATGACAAAATCAAGCTGTCCTATGAAAACAAGGACACCGGCAAGCGGGAAATCTACATTGCCCAGGACGGCTCACACATCAACCAGTGGGGTGTCCTGCAATACTATGAGAAAATTGACAGCGCCGCCAACGCAAAGGCGATGGCGGACGCCCTGCTGGACCTCTACAACACCAAGACCCGGACGCTCAAGCTCCAGGACGTTTTGGGGGATGTGCGGGTCCGGGCGGGCACGCTGCTGGTGGTGACCCTGGGCCTGGGGGACATCAACCTCTCCAACTATCTCATGGTGGAACAGGTCAAGCACACTTTCAAGGAGAGCGTGCACCTTATGGACTTAAAAATGAGGGGTGGTACATTTGTCGCTTGACATCAATGCGCTGGTCAAGGCGGTCAAGCAGGCCGCCGTGGAGGCTGTGCGGGCGGAGGCTCCTGTGGCCGTCTGTTATGGGACCGTGACCTCCGCCTCTCCGCTCAAAATCATGGTGGACCAAAAAAAGACCCTGACGGACCCCCAGCTCATCCTCACCGATAACGTGCGGGACTTCAACGTGGAACTGTCCACCATCGTGGGCACCGGCAAAAGCCTGGGGCCGCACTACACGGAGGATGAGAGCGGCGGCAGCGGGGATGCCGCCTTTGCGGCCCACAAGCACCGATACCAGGGCCGGAAAAAGTGGCGGGTGCACAACGCCCTCAAGACGGGGGAAAAGGTCATCCTGCTGCGCTGTGACGGCGGGCAAAAATACATTGTTTTGGACAGATGGGAGGCGAGAGAATAGTGGCCACTTTACCTACCACGGGGGATGACCTGGACCTCATCAATTTTGCTATGGGTGAACAGCCCGGATATACCCACAAGCTGGATATTGACCGGCAGCGGGTGAGCGGCATGACGGACAAGCGGGAGGCGCTGTACCAGGCCATCTATCTCATTTTGAACGTGGAGCGCTATGCCTACCCTATCTATTCCCGCAATTACGGCTCCGAATTTTCGGACCTTATTGGCAAGGCCAAGGACTACGCCATGAGCGAGATGAAACGCCGCATCACGGAGGCGCTGGAGCAGGATGACCGCATCACCGGCGTGGGCAACTGGAGCTTTGAGACGGGCAGAAAAACGGTCCTGGCCAACTTCACCGTCTACACCATTTTTGGTGAGCTGGATTTTTCAAAGGAGGTTGAGGTGTAGATGTTTGAACACAACACCTATGAGGCGCTGGTCAAAAGCGCCCTTTCCCGTGTGCCCAATGACATTGACAAGCGGGAGGGCTCCATGGTGTTCAACGGCGTGGCCCCCTCTATGGCGGAGCTGGCCCAGCTCTTTATAGGGCTTGACTTCGTTTTTAAGGCCACCTATCTGCTGACCGCTCCCAGGGAATACCTCATCAAGCGGGCCTCTGACCGCAACATGGCCCCCAAGCCTGCCAGCCCCGCCGTGTTCCGGGCGGAGTGTAACATTGAGGTGCCGCTGGGCACCCGTTTTTCCTGTGAGGACATCAACTTTGTGGTGACCGCCCGCATGGAGGAGGCGGACACGGAGGACGCCGTGAGCCTTGCGGTCACCTGCGAAAAGGCCGGGGCCCTGGGCAACGGTTACACCGGGCAGCTCATCCCCGTGGAGTATGTGAACGGGCTGACCCGTGCGGAGCTGGTGGAGCTGCTGGTGCCCGGTGAGGACGATGAGGAAACAGAGGCTTTCCGCCAAAGGGTGCTGGACAGTTTTCAATCCCAGGCCTTTGGCGGCAACCAGGCGGACTACAAGGAAAAGGTGCTTGCCATGCCCGGCGTGGCCGCCATCAAGGTCCACCCCGTCTGGAATGGGGGGCTGAGGCCCAGCGCCCTCATCCCCGGCGATGAGGTCACGGCCTGGTTTGAGGCCTCTGTGGGGGCCCTGGAGCCCGCTGTGGCGGCCTGGCTGACCGCCGTATATACAGCGGCCAAGGACAAGCTGCTGACCGTTGGAGGCACCGTCAAGCTGGTCCTGCTGGCCGCCAACAACACCGTCCCCACCGACACCCTCATTGATGAGGTGCAGACGGCGGTGGACCCCACGGAAAACGCCGGGGAGGGCCTGGGGCTTGCCCCCATCGGCCATGTGGTCCATGTGACCGGCGTGACCCCGGAGCCCGTCAACGTCACCCTCAACCTGACCTTTGCCCCCGGCTGGAGCTGGGAGGCGGTGCAGAGCTATGTGACGGGCGCTCTGGACGCCTACTTTTCGGAGCTGACCGGGCAATGGTCCAGCTCCGATTTTTTAACCGTGCGCATTTCCCAGATTGAGAGCCGTATTTTGTCCGCCTGCCCCACGATGGTCACGGACATTGGCGGCACGAAAATCAACGGGAAAGAGGAAAACCTGGTGCTGGGCCCGGACAGCATCCCGGTGAGGGGGGCTGTGAGTGGATAGAAAGCTCATCAACTACCTGCCCCCGGTGCTGCGGGATGTTACGGAATTTAAGGCCATCAACGATGCCAACGAGCCGGAAATCTCCCTTGCATGGGACGGCCTTGACCGGGTGATGGCCAATCAATTCCTGGATGACGCCGATGAGCGGGGGGTGTCCGTGTGGGAGCAGGAGCTAAAAATCCACCCCAAGGACACGGACACGCTGGCGGTCCGCAAGGCCCGTGTCAAAGCCCTGTGGAACCGGGAGCTGCCCTATACGGTCCCCTGGCTCAAGAACTGGCTCCAAGGCCTGTGCGGGCCCCAGGGCTATGAGGTGGCCATCGTGGACTACTCCATCCACATCCAGCTTGACTATACCATCCTGCCGGACGCCGCCCTCATTGCGGAGCAAATCATGGACCTGCTGCTGGCGGTCCGTCCCTCTAATATGTGGATGCTCATGGTGTCCTTTGTGCAATCGGATGGCATCGTGCAGATGGGGGCCATGACGGAGCGGTCCGTCTACATGGACGTGTGGCCCATGCTGGTCAATGAGCTGGAAAGCGCTGGCGGTGTCAGCATGGCCGGGCCGCTGGAGTATCACGCCACCGTTGAAATCTACCCATACAAGGAGGAGCAATAAAAATGCCTGATATTGAGAAACGATACGGCACGAAAATCACCGCCGTGGGGGCCGCCCGCATCACTGCCTGCGTTCTGGCGGGCACCAAGCTGAAAATCACCCAGGCCGCCGCCGGTGACGGTGGTGGGGGCTACTATGTGCCCACGGTGGACCAAACGGAGCTGGTGGCAGAGCTGTGGCGGGGCCCCATCGTGTCTGCCGTGCAAAATCCCGCCGTGCCCAATATGCTGGATGTCAAAATCGTCATTGATGACAGCGTGGGCAATTTTGTCTGTCGTGAGATGGGGCTTTTCAGTGAGGACGGTGAGCTCATCGCCATTTGCAACACCCCAGACACGGAAAAGGTGGCCATCTCCACCGGCGTGGACGGGCGGCTCACCATGGTCATGCACATTGTTGTGGCGGACGCCTCTGTGCTGGAGTTTACCATCGTTCCCGCCCTGGACGTGGTGAGCCGGGAGGACCTGGAGCGGGCTATTTCTGAGCACAACACGGACCCCGCCGCCCATGAGGACATCCGGCAGGCCATCACGGACGCCGTGGAAACCCATGACAACGCTGCCGATGTGCACCCGGAACTCCAGAACACGGTGGGAGGCATTGACGCCCGCCTGGCTGTCCTGGAGCTGAAATACGGCACCAACATCACCGGCAACTCTTTCACCGTGACCTTTGCCGCCCTCACCGGGCTGGTGGTGACTGGCGTGTGGAATGAAACCTACCAGCGGGTGGAGTTTTAGCCATGCCCAATTATGACATCATCCCTCTGGCCCTTGACCTGCTGGAGTACACCATCCAGCGGGTCAAGGCCAAGGAGGCCGAATACCGGCAGGTCAAGGGCTACGTCATGGAAAACTGCCAGCTTGTGGAGCGGGTGCTTTACGAAAAGGTCAAGGATGACGGCAAGCCCCATTTCCCCAAATCCCAGACGTTCCACCTGTGCGCCCGGCTGGAGGACTGTGCCGCTGACATCCTGGAAAAGTGCATCTCCGCCGATGGCCGTTTCTTTGAAACGGAGTATGAGGAGCGGCTGCGGGACCTGGACGTTGTGGTGGTCAAGTGTGACACCATGCTCCAGTATATCAACCTCAGCTTTAAGAAAGGGTACATTTCCGGGGACCAATGCCACTACTGGGCGGAGATGGTCCGCCCGGTCAAGCAAAAGGCCTTTAACTGGCGGAGGAATGACGGCACCCGTGCCGCCGCACTTCGGGAGGCCAAGGCGGCCCAGGAGCTTGCCCAGATGGCGCAAATGGCCCAGCAGATTGCGGAGGCCATGCAGCGGAGCCCCTAAAGCGGATATACCAGCCAAAGGCTGTTATATTTGGGTGTGACCTATATTTTGCGTTTTCCCCGAACACGAACAACACCAACAACGCCTGGAACTTGAACTCCGATGGCAACCTCAACAACAACAACTGCTCCAACACCAACGGGTCCCGCCCCGCTCTGATGGTCAAGGCCGGACTGAGTAGGCCCAAAGCCGAAAACAGCGCCATCCATCACATCAAAGGAGGTCACATCCAGCCTTGAGTTTTTCAAGGCAAACACATTGCGCCGATGCCGCCCGCCCGGCATTGAACGGGAGGGGGCTGCTGGTCCTGTCACCCGGCACCTAAACGGCGCATGATGAGAGGATGGCCAGCCGTACAAAGACAGGAGGCCACCCGCTTGAGATTTTCCGATATTTGCACCTTTGCGGTGCTCTACGCCGCATATCTTGCCGCCCGGAGGGGCAAGCGCTCCAGAGCTGCCACGGCCCACTACGAGGCCCACCTGCTGGAGCGCATCATCAACCTGGTCTATATCCTCCGCACGAAAATATATAGGCCGGGCCGTTTCCGTGTGTTCTACGTTTTCGAGCCCAAGAAAAGGCTGGTGCAGGCCCCGGCGTTTGTGGACAAAGTGGTCCAGCACGCCATAGTGGACAATCTGCTCTATGACCGCATCACGCACAGCTTTATCCTGGATAACTACGCATCCCAAAAGGGCAAGGGCCTCCACTTCGGCCTGGACCGCCTCAAGGGCTTTTTCACGGAATACTGGAACAAATACCGCACGGCGGAGGGCTGGGTCCTCAAGTGTGATGTGCGCAAATTCTTTGCAAGTATAGACCATGACAGGCTCAAGGAAAAGCTGCAAAAGCTGGACCTTGAGCCTGTTGTTTATGACCTGCTCTGTACTTACATCGACTGCTCAGACGGCTTGCCCCTGGGCTATCAGACCAGCCAGCTCTTTGCCCTGCTATTCCTGGACGATTTTGACCACTTCGTCAAAGAACGGCTCCACATCCGCTGGTATGGCCGGTATATGGATGACTTTTTCCTCATCCACCCGGACAAGGAATATTTGCAATTTTGCCTCCGGGAAATCAAGGCCTACATGGCCAGCCTGGGGCTGGAGCTCAATGAGAAAACCCAGATTTTCCCCTTGCGCAACGGGATTGACTTTTTGGGCTTTCACACCTACCTCACGGACAGCGGCAAGGTCATCCGCAAGCTGCGGCACAGCAGCGTCAAGCGGATGCGGTCCAAGCTCCGCCGGTGGGAGCGGGACTACCCCACGGGGCAGGTCACCCGTGAGGAAATCCTGCAATCTTGGCAGGCGTGGGATGCCCACGCCGCTCACGGCAACACCTGGCTCCTGCGCCAGCAAGTGCGGGACCGTGTGCAAAACATTCTAAAGGAGGTCATCTAATGGCAACTGTCACCCTTGGCAGCAAGGCAGAGGGCTCCATCATCAAGCTCAAGGAAAACGGCGTGCTGGTGGAGTTTTACATTGCCAAGCAGAACTATGAAAGCGGGCTGAACGGAGCCGGGCGGGTGCTGGTGGTCCGCAAGGACTGTTATGACCAGCGCCAGTGGCACAGCTCCAACATCAACGCCTACGCCAGCAGCGCCATTGACACCTGGCTCAACGGCACCTACAAGAACCTGCTGGACGCCAACATCCGCACGGCGATGGGCACCACCAAAATCTACTACACTCCCGGCAACGGGAACAACAGCAAGACCACCTTGCAGCGGTCCGTGTTCCTGCTGTCCGCCACGGAGCTGGGCCAGTCCCACACCTACATGAACGCTGAGGGCACGGCGCTGTCCAGCACGGTCCTCAATCTGCTGAAAATCGCAAAGCTGAATGGCTCCGCATATCCTCAGTGGACCCGTTCCCCGAACACGAGCAGCACCTACTACGCCTGGTACTTGAGCTCCGATGGCGACCTCGACTACGACATCTGCTCCAACACCTACGGGTCCCGCCCCGCTTTCACTCTCCCCTCCTCCCTCTATGTCAGCGATGACGGCTCTGTGTCCGTCAACACCGCCCCCGGCACCCCCTCCAGTATCAGCTATCCCACCAGCATCAACGGCGGCACGGACATCACCGTGAGCTGGGGAGCGTCCACGGACGCTGAGGGCAACCTTGCGGGCTATGTCGTGGAGCGGAGCACCAACGGCGGCACCACCTGGGCCCAGGTCTACCAGGGCAGCGCCCGGAGCACCACCAACAACGTGGCCTTTGGCACCGCCTCCGTCATGTTCCGGGTCAAGGCCTATGACACAGAGGGCCTTAACTCCGGCTGGAAAACCGGCAGCAATGTCACGGTGGTCAACAACCGGGCCCCCTCCGCCCCCGGCTCCATCACGGTGCCCGCCGCCGTCCGGGGCGGGGCCACCCTGCCCATCTCCTGGACCCGTGCCACGGACAGCGATGACAACCTCAGCGGCTATGAGCTGGAGCGGAGCGTCAACGGCGGCGCATGGTCCCGGGTCTACAAGGGCTCCGCCCTGACCTTTACGGACACCATCACCGCCGGGTGGAATACGGTGGCCTACCGTGTCCGGGCCTATGACACGCTGAACGCCACCAGCGCCTATGTCACCAGCGACACCCGCACGGTGGACAATAACGCCTATCCCGTCATCACCAGTGACACGGCCTCCGGCACGGACCTGGGCACCAAAAATGAGGGCTTTGCCCTGACCTACAAGGTGACCGATGCGGACGGGGACACCGTGACGGTCAAGGAGTATCTGGACAACGTGCTCCAGCGGTCCTATACGGCCACCCTGGGCCAGTCCAACACGTTCCAGGCCGTCACCGCCGCCAACTATCAGAAAATCCTCAACGGGGCCCACACCCTCAAGGTGGTGGCCAATGACGGCAAGGCGGACAGCGCCCCCTACACTGTGACCTTTACCAAAAAGGTCATCAGCGCCAGCATCACCCTGGCGGAGCCCCTGGACGCCGATGACGCCATCACCGTCATGGTCCTCAACATCGTGGGCGCTCTGCCCGTTGACGCCGTGCTCCAGGTCCTGGTCACCAACAACGCCAAGGACGCCGCCCCCGTGTGGGAGGACGCCACGGCGGACATCAAGAGCGGAGCCAACCATGTCTTTGAGAACAAGACCGCCGCAAATGGCTTTGCGTTCAACTTCAAGCTGGACGTGAGCCGGGGGGGCAGTGACACCGGCGGCTATATTTCCAGCATCGGAGGTGCCTTTGAATGAGCGTTGAATACACCCAGAATAGCCTCAAGGCCATCAATGAGGCCAAGCTCTACGCCAAGCAGCGGGAGGACGCCGCCGCCATCGCCTTTGTGGTGCTGGCGGAAAACGGCCAGATTGACGCCGTGACCGCTGCCGAACAGTCCACCCTCTTTGCGGAGTGGGTGCCCGGCGTCAACTACGCCGTGGGCAACCTCCGCCGGTATGGCGGCACCCTTTACCGCTGTGTCCAGGAGCACACGTCCCAGGAGGGGTGGGAGCCGGACAAGGCCGCCTCCCTCTGGGCGGTGACCTCTGACCCGGCGGAGGAGTGGCCCGCCTGGAGCCAACCCCTGGGGGCCCATGACGCATACAGCGCCGGGGCTAAGGTGAACCACAAAGGCAAGCATTGGACCTCTACCGTGGACGGCAACGTCTGGGAGCCCGGCGTCTATGGCTGGGATGAGGTCACCGAATAAGGAGGGGGACATCATGGTCATTGAGCTTTCTGTCGGGGGCCTGGTCACGCTGCTGGGCCTCCCCACCGCCATTACTGCCTTTTGTTTCTGGCTGCTCCAGCAGCGCATCACAAAGCGGGACAAAGCCCAGGAGGAGCGGGAGCGTGCCCGTGAGAAAAATGAGGTGCTTATCATCAAAGGGGTGGGGGCCGCCATCGCTCTGGGGGAGGCTACGGCGGAGGCCGTCCAGCGCATCCCGGACGCACACTGTAACGGTGATATGCACGCCGCCCTGGAATATGCCCGCAAGGTCAAGCATGAACACAAGGAATTTTTGACGGAGCAAAGCGTCCAGGCGCTTTACTGAGGAGGGCGGCATTGGATGGAGTTTTCCAAGAAAATGCTGGTGCTACACATCTTCATCTCCGTGGTCCTGTGCGCCATCACCGTGGCCGGGACCCTCCGGGGGTGGGATGTTACCGCCATTGCCGTCCTTGCGGGCACCTCCCTGGTGACAGACGGAACCTGGGGCGGCTTTTACCTGTGGAAGTCCAAGAACGAAAACCGGGCTAAATATGCCCAGCGCTTTCTCAACCGCTTTGCGGACAAGTATGGGGCGGACATCGCCCTCCGTGCGGCTGAAATCGTGCTGAAAGACTAAAGGAGGAAATCACGTCATGAACAAGAAACCCGTTTCCTACCTCCAGACTGACCCCCGCTGGAAATCCAAGCCCTACCGGGTCAAGGGCGAAAGTGCCACCATCGGCGGCTCCGGCTGTGGTCCTACGGCGGCGGCCATGATTATCGAAACCATGACCGGCAAGAAGTACACCCCAGAGGACGCCTGCAACTGGAGCATGGCCCACGGTTACAAGGCCCTGGGCAACGGCACCTATTACGGTTATTTCAAGCCCCAGTTTGCGGAGTTTGGCATTGACTGTGATATGCTGAACTGGACCAAGACCTATGGCAAGCCTGACCACGCCAATCACAAAAAGGTCTTTGAAATGCTCAAACAGGGCTATTATTTTATTGCCCTTATGGGTCCGGGCCTGTGGACTACCGGGGGCCACTTCGTGGTCCTTTGGTGGGAGGACGGCAAGGTCCGCATCAATGACCCCGCCAGCACGAAAGATGCCCGCCTCAACGGGGACCTCAAGACCTTTAAGAGCCAGGTGTCTTATTATTGGTGGATTGATGCCCGGAAGTTTAACGGGTACGGCTCCGCTGTCAAGCCCCCGGTGGCCTCTACCGGCACTCCTGGAACCGTCAAGCCCCCGGCCAACGGCCCCAAGGTGGGTGACATCGTGGAGTTTACCGGCTCCGCTCATTATTACAGCGCCAACGCCACCAAGAGCTCCCCCTGCAAGCCCGGCAAGGCCAAGGTCACTCAGGCCTTTAATGGCAAGCACCCCTATCATCTCATCGCCGTCAAGGGCGGTGGCTCCACCGTCTACGGCTGGGTGGACGCCGCTGACATCGCCGTGGAGGCCTCCGCCGCCATCGCCAAGGGCTCCACCGTCAAAGTCAAGGCC